TGTCCATTGCCTTCTGCGTGCCGCCATAACTCGTTCCCTGACAGTACTGGATGACTCGGTGCCATCGATATTCTTTAACTCAGCATAATTCAGCCTTGGAACCTCGACATGCAAGTCGAATCGATCTCGTAGAGGTCACATTAGGAAATACAGAGTATTTCTTATCAGCTTCTTTCTTTGCTACATATTGAGAATCGCCATCAAGAATTATTTCAATATGATCTGGATACACGATTATTTCCTGAAGGAAGTCTTCTATAATGTCATCAGTAATCTCATCTTTATCTTCAAGTTTGGTTTGTAGAATTGATTGGCTTTTTGAGAGTCTTTCCTTCTTGCTGATTAAATTTTTGTTTTTGTCTTCCAATTCCTGAATGTCTTCTTGAATTTTTCCCAATGATAAATTATACTCATCATTTCTCTTCTTAAATTCATCCTTGGAAATTAGCTCTTCTGAATACAATTCTATCAGTTTATCTTTCTTTTTATCAAGCTTAATTGTTTCTTGATTGCGTTTATCAATACTATCTTGATATTGATTGTCTAACAAAACTTCTTCCAGTGCCTCTATTACATTCTTTATGTTTTGATCTTTGTTCTGCCAAAATTCAAAGATACTTTGTTTGATAATACCATCCATTTCATAATCTTTTATTCTAACGTTGTCACAACCATTTTCCGAGTTTTTACCATACTCTCTATATCCCTTACACTCCCAATTCTTTGTTTTTGTAATTTTATCCTTACCTGTATATGTTGAATGATAATAAGGTCTACCGCATTTTCCGCATTTGATTTTTGATGAGTATACGTAGGTTCCGCTAAAATAACCAGCTATCTTGCTTCTTTCATCTGAGCCAGTAGATCTTCGCTTCTTTTCAAGTTCTTTATTTGCCCTTTCCCATAGTTCATTTGATATTATTGGAGGAATTTTATCATAGTGAATAACCCATTCTGATTCGGGTACATCATGAAATTTCTTAGTATTGAAGTCTTTATGCCTCTTGCCCATAATCAGAACACCTTTATACTTTTCATTTCGAATCATGCGCTTAAGTGTGGACATTGAAAAAAGTGTTCCATTTTGATTGGTAATACCCTTTTCATCCAGTTTTGTTTTTATCTTTCTGAACCCAATACCATTTACATATTCATCGAAAATGAATCTAACAATTTCGGCTTCTTTTTCATTTATGAATAATTGTCCTTTCTTTTGATCATACCCCCACATTCTACCATTAGTAATTATCCTACCCGCTTGCATTCTCTTCTTTTGTGATCCATTAATCTTCTTTGATAAATCCCTTGAGAATTGAGCAGCCATACCATACTTAACTGAATTCAACAGTTCTTCTTCGGGATTAAAGTATTTATTATCAAGATAGTAGAATAATTTTTTACTATTGGCAATCAAAGGGCTGAGAAAGTATCCAGCTTCATAAGAGTTTCTACCAACACGAGTTTCATCTTTAACCACAACAATATCAAATCTATCAGTATGTAAATCATCAATTAACCTTTTAAACTCGTCACGCTTATCAAGGAAAGTACCTGAAATACCTTCATCTATGTACCTGTCCACTAATAACCAATCAGAATGATTTTCTATAACCTCTTCAATTTCCTCAATCTGAATCTCTAAAGCTTTAATTTGTTTTTCTTCTTCGGTTGAAACCCTTGCATAATAAACCACTTTAATCATGGTAACACCTCTTCCCTATGTGTCCACTACGCATTACTATAACGTACAATTTATAACCTGTCCACTAATTACGCAACTTTTTTCTTTCTAAGTAGAATGTTAACTGCTTTGTGATATTCATTTTCGGAAATTACTCCTTCATTCAATAACATCTTTAATAAGGAAACTTCAACCATATCTATATAAACCTCTCTTTTCTATTTTAATTGCACATAATAAAAGGGCTAGGATTCATACTCCTAGCCCAATACAGGGGGTGCTTCTGACGCTCTAAGCTCTCCAAACAATTTTCCGGCATAATCCTTACCCTTGTTCAAATTAACAGCTTGGAGAGTCATTTTAAATAAATATGTATTTCTAAAGTCCTAATATATCAAGGCTTTCAGGGCTTTGCTAATTTTTGCTTTTTGGGGGTTAAGGTTAAAAACTTTATGGAAGGCCAAAGCGACTCGCTTTTTTTATTAGAATAAACTCTTTAGCTGTACTATGAATTCTTTAAATACTGTCTCATCATCCGATAGCGTTGCTTCCTATATGCTTAAATTTCAATGAAATACTCACAAATTATTTTCTGCTCCTTTCATTCTAAAGAACCGATCTTAATTTAATATTAACTGAAATACTATTTTCAGGAATGTCTCTATCCGTAGCAAAAAGATCAATATAGTAGACATAAGAATTACATTTTATTGTGCATTGTGTATCATTTAATATTGTAAAGGTATAAGCAGTTGGTGCAGTAGTCCCTGGAACCACAGACCAATCAAACAGACCTGCAACTTCCACACCATTATTAAATTTATGAGCTGTATATGTCTTAGTTTGTCCTGACTTCACTTCTGTCGATGGAAGAATATTAGCCACTAAGGTATAAGTGAAATTATCTAATACTGGGACTTCTTCAACAACTAAACTCATTGAATCGCTAATAGTAGCATCAGATTCAAGTGATACTGAAATTACACAACTTCCAATACTCACAGGAGTCACATATCCAAGGGCATTAACTGTGGCAACCAACTCATCACTCGAAAAATAAACAACTTGTAATGGCTCAGTCAAAATAATATCATGATCTTTCTGTTCAATATTTATTTGCACTGGCGTTACAGCATCAGTTGTTAAAGTATCACCATTTGTAATTGTAATGGAATATAAAGGTAATACTTGTTCAGTCATAGTAAAGTCCATTTTAATATATAGCAATCCAGATTTACTAATATCATCAATATTTTGCACTTGATAATTCAGATTCCCAATCTTATAAATATCATTGGTTTTAATATTGCTATTGATAACATCATTAGCCACCAAGATATAAATTTCATTATCCAAGGTTGAAATATAGGTCGTTGAATCTATATTCAAAGAAATCTTATCCGTCACAATGCAAAATACCGTGTAAAGAATTCCGCTTATATTCAAGGTTAAGGTATTGTTGCATTTACGCAATCTTACCCTATAAATATTCACATCTTGATCATTATTGTTCTGAATTTCACTAAGCATAAGCCAATTTGAATTCAGATAGGATACCAATCCACCAACTTCAAAAGGAATTTCAGAAGTTAAGATGATATCATCATATTGTGATATTTTCTCAGCAACCTCAACGAATAGACCCCTTTGAGTAATTCCGTTCAATAAGAAATCTTCACCCTTTTCATATAAAAGAAAATCCATCAAATTATTCATTAGTAATTTCAATTAGATCACCGCCGATTGTCGATTTAATAAATAAAGCCATATCTCTTGATAATCTGAATATTCTTTTATATTTAGAATTTTATAAACCATATTTTCTATTTTAAGATAGCCATTTATGTCAAGCAATAGCTCTATGTAATCTATAAATAATCGTTTGCTTATGTTGAATTTATAATCACCGATTTCGACTACAGTGCTATATTCCTGCACATCTGCGGTAATGGTTTTCTGCAAGGAGTTGACTGGACTATTACCTAAAATCAATACTGTCGATTCATCAAACATGTTCTCACGCTCCCTACATTGAAAATATCGGAGGTAACGGTAGGGTTATTTTGATCGATGCAGGAATACCCTCTTCAAACGTTTTCGATTTGCTACCTTCACTGGCATTTTTTACTCCAAGATTCTTTTTGTTTACATAATAAAACATTGCCAACTCAACTGTTTGATTAATCAAAAGCAAAAGCAAATATTCAGCTTCAGTCAGTACACAATATTTTTTAATTGAGTTCTTGGCTTTTATCAGGTAAAAATTTAAAATATCATCTTTGCTAGAATCTGTTAATCCCAGCAATATTTTTAGTAAAACCAGCTCATCTGTCATAATTTCACCTACTTTTTAGTATTTTTCTTTACTTCTTCCTTTACTTCAACTTCTGCTTGTTTCTTTTGTTCTTGTTCTCTTCTCATTCGATTAAATGCGGTTACGCTCATATTAGATACCTCCTATAAAAATAAATAGAGAGGGGAAGTCCCCTCTCATTACCCCATAACTAATATTTAAACAAGTTTATGCTTGAAAATAACCATTCTGATATTCTTAGCATCATAAACTTTAGTCCAGTTAGTAGCTGTAGCAATTTCTGCAAATGTAGGGCTTGCGCCTACGACAGCAACTTCATTCCATTTAACTCCACGGGGATGAAGAATAAAGTGTTGACGGTTGATAAGAATATCCGTTCCTGCCAACGAATCACGATCTGTTTCGGTAGGTACAGGAGCAGAACCATTACCAAGACCAAAAGCTCCTTGTCCAAACAGATAAGTCGTATAAACTCCAGCATTTGCAGGACAAGTGTCATCAACAATAACCCTATAACCCAAGTAAGTTGGAATTTGTACTAAAGCATTAGAAGTTGGAAAATATACAATCAAATTATCTTTCTGCAATTTGGTATATACTGCACTGTGCATTGCTATACCGCTTAATTTTGAAGCGTTATCTCCAAGTAATTGTTTAGCATCTAAAGTAGTTGTACCACTAATTACTGCCAAATTACCTACTAAACCAGAAATATCAAGCACATTTGTAGCAGCAAGAGCTGTTTCGATCCCTACAAGCGACTTAAGCAATACTTTACTTCTTTCACCAACCCAGAATTTAGCGACTAAAGAACCAATTGCAGCCATAGGATCAGCTCCGCTTAAGGATGCAGCTAAGTCATTTACTCCCCAAGATTTTCCACGCATATGAAGTCTAGCTTTATCTTGTCCAGTGGTAATTGCATTAACGGTTAATGCTACTGTATCAGACAGTTCTTCACTATCTCCAGTCAAATCATTGAAGAAAGGCATATTGACTAAATTGCCCCCACTTGTTGCAAGTACATTAAGAGTAGAGTCATTGCTGACAATTCCCGCTTGCAAAAATGCATCTAAACGATTAATCTCCTGAATGATATATGGATTAAAAACTGAAGGGACAATAATATCCGAAATCAAAGTTGCTGCCATTTTAAAAAACCTCTTTCTTTCATTTAATTTTTAGTTATGTTTAATTAATTCTTTGCTTGAGCCATGTATTGACTTGCAAGCGTTGGATTTTCTTTTAGTAACTTCCCTTGAAGAGTGAGATTGAAATTTTCCTTACTCCAAGGATTCTTTGTGATTGGAGTTTTATCACTATTAGGCGGTGTATAGGAACCAGATTTGAGAATTTCGTCTCTTAGAGATTGTTTCCAAGGTTCTAAGCCCTTCTCAAATTTATCAATATTACTTAGAGTAGTTGCTTCGTCTAGCCCGATAAATAAAGATATTGCTTCTAAATCAATAGGCAACTTCTTATCAGAAATAACTTTCAATGCTTTGTTACCTAATTCATTCCTTAACATATCTTCATCCCTTTTATTTAACCTCTCTGTCAATTCTCTGATTGTCTTTTGTTCTGGTGTCTCTGCTGGGTTAGCCTTACTTACCGCATCACTTAGAAGTTTCGGCAAGACATTTGTTTCCCAAGTTGAATGAGCCTTATTAAAAAAAGCATCATTTTCAGAGTTCATCCAGCTTTTAGCAGTAGTATCTTTTACAACAAACTCTTTAACCTTATCTAAGGTGATAGGGTTTAAACCTGTTACAAAAGCAATTGTATCCGCTTCATTTTTAGTATTTTCTAAGAATGTTTTTACCTCATTTATGTCCATTGTTATTTCCTTCTTTCTTTTGCACCTCTAACTTTTTTCAAACTAGAAACGCATTTTAGATACTTTCTTTAACGTCTAAGCCTCGAAAAGACAAATAAAAAAGACATTGTTTAGATGTCATTTCTTTCCTTAAAGGTATCCCATGATTCATTATTCTGTTTATCATTCCAATTGGTTATTATTGGTAGTAACATAGACCTACACCAAATATGCAATGGCGGTTCTGGTGCTTCACCTAACGGATAAACATTGCCATCCAAGCTTTCGCAAAGTGGTGTGGTACGCTCATCCAGGACTGCGCTGAATAAAACTGTTAGTATTATTGCTGTGTTAAATACTTCCCTTTGAGCATTACCAAAATTCCTAATGATCTCATTACCAATAAGTCGATGAGAAAATGAGACTCCAGTATTAAAGTTCTTGTCTATAGTTTTGTTTATCTTTTCAATTGACACCCCCTTTTTCAATTGATCCTTCATATCTCTATTGGCCTTGGAAATGAATTTAATTTTGTTATCCTTGTTCCTATCAAAAGCTGTTTTCCCTTCAATTTTCTGATTGATGGATTTACCGATAATGCTATCAATGAGCTTTTTGACATCTAAACTCATACCTTTTGACAATTCATAATAGGTACGATAATAGGTCTCGCCATAAATCATAGGCAACAATGAACTTAACAAATCCTTTTCCTTGACCATTAGATCATTGCCAATCTTTTTAAGCATTGGCTCTAGTTTCTTTATCTCGGCATTAATCTGTTTAGATGACATTATAAGCTGATTGTCTTTTGTATATGTTGCATAGATTTTATTGATTGCTGCCTTGACAGTATCCCTATTAGACTTAAACAAACCCAACAAAGGATTTATCTTATTGGAGTATTTCAGCATCAATAAAAATAAAGCTATCATGGCATCATGTAGCTTCTTTTCCTGCTCTTTATCCATTTGCATCTGTTGGAACATTATCTAGATTTAGCATCCCATCTTCCTGCTCCTGTTTTAGCTTCGCGATTTCCACGGCAGGGGAATGATCTAATGGTAACAAAGATATTTTAGTTTCTGTACTCAAAACATCGCCAATTTGACTAATAACATTCGCCATAGTTGTCCAATCCTTCTGGATATTTGGAGTTATTTTCACGGATACGTCTTTGTAATCAAAGGATTTACCATTTTTGATTGATAGATATTTGAAAAGAAATCGTATTCTCTCTTGAACAATATCCTGAATTGTTGCAGAAATTAGAGTGCATCTGAATTGAAGCTGAAGCATCCTATTTATGATTTGTTCGCCACTGGTATTACTAGTTGGAGCTTTTTGCATGTTGATGTGACCAACCAATTCGTACATGTCGTCTTTTGCATTATTTCTAACATTTTGTAGAAATGAGTCATTTATTGTCTTCTCTAATTTGTCAATTTTAGCATCCCCATTGAGAAACATAATTGAGTTTTGATTGATATTTTCTACCATAGTTTTATTTTTTTCATCTGTTGGATCGATTCCATGAATAATAAGATAAAAAAACCTTAGATCACTCAGAAGGTTCAATTGGTCAGAATTGCAAACATTGTAATCATCCTGAAGTGATTTGATTTTGTCATAGATCGTCTTCCTCATGTCCCCAAAACCAACCGGTATCTCTCCAAAGATATTTACCTGAGAGGGAGATACTTCTTTGAATCCATCGTTAAAATGATATATGGTGTCTTTTGTCCACAAATCAAGGTAAACCGTTTCATCGAACATATTTTTAAACACTCTAAACAATAGAGAAGGTTTGTTAAACTCATCTAGTAATAAATATGAATTGGCTGGATTTAGAAGAATGCTCTTGAAATCCTTTGTGGTATCATCTATGTAGTAGAGTTCATAAACCTCCCTATAAATACCTAAATCTGTACATAGGTCGATGTCATGCTTTTTGGACCAAGAGCTTAAACTATACTCAATTTCTTGGATTGCTTGCTCATTGTTGGATATTGATATGTAGTTCAGCGGTTTACCTACACTGAACGAGGTCTCATCATCCACAAATTTCGCAACAAAGTTTCTGGTGGACTTGTGATTTGCTCGTTCATTGATTTTAGTATAAGTTGTTTCAATATCATGAAGCCCATCATAATATTGTTTCATTTTTTCATATTCCATTTTTCTATTTAGATAATCTTGATAATATTTTTGCAATAAATCTATATTTATATTTAATTGCTCCATTAGTTACCTCCTAAAAATTCCACCCTAAAGTTTGTTTATCTATGCAAAGAATAGTGCCTGGTATCTTAATTTCTATTGAGTCCAATAGTGTCACACAAGATGATACACAATCGGGAGCATCGTCATGCAAACTCGTATTCTGACCTGTGAAATCCATTATTTGGGAAGTAAATTCTTCATTATCTTCACAAAAAATAATAGCACCACTGTTAATTGAATCAATTGTGGTACTAATTCGGTCATCTTTGTTTTTATTTTGCTGTTTATTGATAAACTCAAGATTCCTTTTCGATAATTCCTTATCATTCTCAATTATTTCAGTTATTCTAGCAAGGTCACTGGAGTTATACGTGTTGCGCTCTATGTAAACATGAGTAATATCCTTATATCCCCTTATTAGTTCAATTACTTTGTCGCAATATTCATTAAATGTAAGCTTCTCAATAATTCCTTCTCTAATGTATTTGAATCCATTTGAGGCAACGCTTCCTACACATAGTGCAGTATAGTCACTGCGTTTTGTAACCGTCGAAGCTGGATCACAACATAGCATTGTCTTACAAAACGGAAAATTTTCTTCAATATCCTTTTTACTCATTTTACGAATTGATTCAAACCAACGAGTTCCAACGTGTTCACAATCACACATTAATTCCTGTAGGAAGGCAGTTCTTTTCGTAAAGTATTTTATTGCCAATTTATAGCAATCGTATTTTTCCCAAATAGTTTTGAATCTCATTTGGTCAATATTGTCATAGTAGTATTCTTTTAGAATTTTATCCTTCTCTTCTGCTTCAATCTTAGTGTTGAATAATATTTTCTTGAATGTTTGCCAATTCTCATTTTCCTCGAAATACTCATCCACATTGAAATCAACTACTGCTCTTCTGAAAACTTTAAATTGAGGATCTTTACGAATGGTATTAATGAAGCAATCAGCAGCCAAGGGAGTTCCACAAATAATAAATTTTGAGGCCATCTTGACCTTCTTCCCTTTACGGATTACCGGCTCATCCCCAACTTCAAGAATTTCTTTGTAGAACTTATTGATAGCATTCTCTTTTGCATTTTCTGTTTTAATATTTTGTTCGTTCAAAATATCATCACATGCCACCATCATTGGCCTAAAAATTCCATCAGGAGCAGAATAGGAAGTACCCCGAACTGAGGTTTCCCATCCGTAGGCTCTGACCATTGTATCGTTATCTAACTCAAGCTCTTGTTGATTTATTGTCCTGTTTCTCTTATTTATTAGATTGCCAAATGCTTTCTTTATTGGTTCAAATCCCATGAATTTTTTGATATCTTCGATGAAATCTGATGAATCTTGTTTCGTCTTACCAATGATCAGGGAGTAACGAGAAATTCTATAGACGTGGACGAAAGTTGTGAGTGCTTTTGTTATTACTGTGCTTTTGGCTGAACCGCGACTGAGAATAAACTCTTCCATATCATATTTATCTTCAATTATCATTTTTTTTAATTCTGCTATTATTTCGAAATGTAGTGGTGCTAAATTCCGAGCAGTATTATTAGGCTTTGGTGTGAAAACATCTTGGAGAAAATATTTGAAGAAAAATTCAAGATTATTTCTACCCAATTCCCATGCAAGGCCATGATAACCAAAAAGATTCTCATTTTTTTCCAGAATTTTTTTCACTGTTGCTTCAGCATTGGAAATTGTATATCCATTGCTTATTAAATCTTTATTCAAATACTCCTTTAAGAGTTTAAGGTTATAAAGTTGAGCTGATTGTTCTTCATTCAAAGGTTCAATTCTAATCACTTCCAATCGACTTTTTAAAATTGGGTATAATTTCCTATAGCTTACTGTGGGAGGTTCGTTTGTCAAACCCACAAAGAAGACGGGGGTGGACAAAATAAAAAGACATGCAATTTCTTGCGTGTCTCAGTGTTTATGTTTCTATTTACAGATTCAAAAGATGATATACATTCCTAATTACCTCTTTTGTGATCCCAATATACTTCAATGTCATTGCTTGAGTGCTATGTTGAAATGTTTTCTGGATGGTTTCAATTGGCACACCTGCATTGTAGAGGTGAAATCCGAACGACTTTCGTAGTGAATGACTCCCGTAGTTCCCTTTAATCTTTAAATCTCTCATTGTTTGCTTGATTATCTTATGTGCAGAGCCTACCGATATTGCTTCATTGCCCTTCCTACTACTAAATAGGTAGTCATTCATATTAGGTTCAGCTTCTAAGCTCCCAGTGTATAGCTTGATGGCCTTCTTAATGCTATCATTTAGTTCTAAATCGCGTCTTTGTACGCTCTTACGTGACTTAGATGTCTTCTCCTCAATTAACGTGATACTATCCTTGATCTTGCCATTGTCCATAACGTCTTCAAACCTTAGAGACAGCAGATCCCCTGCCCTTAGACCTATGTTAATGCCCATCACAAACATTAAGTAATCACGTTTACTATCCTTGCCAAGCAGATATTGTTTAATCCTTTCAATATCCTTCTTACTTTTAATAGGTTCAACTTCCTCTGGCTTGGGCTTACCGTCTGATTTCAGATTATTAACCTTCATATTATCGCCCCTCTCAATGCTATCTTATAGTGTTATTATATCAAAAAGATAGCATTGAGTCAAGTGATTCATTCAATTATTCAGGTATCAAATCGCTGTGATCCGCTTATACCAACGTATACACGGTTTATTGCCAATGCTATCTATTGTAGTTAGATAGCATTGGCAGACATTAGTTGTTTATTATTCTTCATCCGTATTTGTATCATCAGCATATAGACGTTCTAACACTGAACTATCAACATTAGTAGCATCATTCACTGTCTGTTCAACTCTTGCTGTCGGACTGCCTATGATATAAGCCAGAAGTGTCTCATTGGCCTTTAACTTGCTTCTAACGTCTGTACTTTTGTTGGCTATATCCTGTATATTCTTAATGTAAACACTAGCATCAGCAGCCAACACAGCCCTTACTTGGGTCACGATGATAACACGCTCGTTTCCCAGACGCTTAACCATATCAGCACTTTTCAACAACTCATACAAAGTAGTCTTACCCACTTGTAATACTCCTGCAATATCCACTATTCTCTCCCCTTGAAGATACCTTTTTAAAAAGTCCTCTTTCATAATTTCTGTCATAACTTTACCACCCATTAATATCTCTCCTTTCTGGAATTCCTATTTATTTACATTTATTATCCTTTATCTACAAACAAAAAAGACCCATCATTACCGACAGGTCTCACCTATTATCCCTTACGCTCTGTAAGTAGCTATCTGAAAGTTATACGTCTTATCATCCTCATCCATGAAGAATGGAATAGTAAACAATTTAACATCCAAGATATTAGCTCCTACTGTTTCCTTCTTAACATAATCATCAAAGAAGTAGAAACTATTCTCGAATTTCTTTCTCTGTGCTGCACTCGTAATACTAACCTCATTCTCTGCCATACAATCAACAAACTCCATTGCATCTGAGGCCAAACAGTTAATAACGACTTCTTTCTTATTAACACCCTTCAATAGAATCTTCACTTCTACAAGCACTTCATTTAAGTCAATCTTCTCTTTTTCTATCAGCAATTAATCTTTCTCCTTTAATGTTTTTATGGTTGGGTCAATTAATAACCTTCGTAGTTCATTTGATGAACATCAATAGCAAAAAGGATACGGTAAGTTACCGCATCCCATAAACTGGTAAAGTAAATAGGATACTAACAAATGTCAGTATCCTTCTATCCAGCCACACAAACCGTCAACAGTAAGTTTTTCAGCAAATGACCTATTTCAAGAGATTTTCTTCAAAAGACTTGGCTTCATTGTTTTTGTATTTAAAAAACCATTTTCCAAAGCAGAAGACAACTTTTCTTGCACTTTATCGTCATAAACTCTTACAATTTCACCCCCATTATTAATCACATCAAGGATCATGGTAGAAATAACCCCTAATATGGAGTAATTAATATCTATAATATCCCTGTGATTTTTATTAAATTTTTCATAAGGACTTCGACCTATGTTTTCTTTTAAGACTAAAGAATACTTAACTACGTAAG